AAAAGTGTTCAGAAGCTAACACAATAAAAATTGTAGTTGTTGAATTTGTTGGAAAAAATGTGTGGTTAACTTTTTGTATGTTTACATTGTTAGACAAAAAGTTAATAGGGGTTGTGGCTGGTGGGATGCTTTAAAAAGAGATTTATATATATATATTATAATAATATATAAAAAATAAAAAAAAAAAGAGACTATAAGAGCCTACCCCCCTTTATACGCGCGGGGGGAGGGGCATGGGTGCCTATTAACTTTTTGAAAGACATTGTAAAGGTACAAAACCAAACAAGACAACAAATTATAATGATTTCAAATAGTTGAAAATTTATCCTGTATAGGTTTGATTCTTTTTGTATATGTTTGTAACTATTGAAAAGCAATATTTGTAATAATATCAATAGTTTATAATTTTGTAATGATATCAGGCAAGTATGGTTTTGTAAGGTTTTATATAAATTAGCACCCGGTCAATTTATTCCGGCAGGCTCCTTTCAGGTATCCGTTATATAAGGCCGGCCTGGTTCGATACTTTAAATGGTGTTTCCAGGGACATAGAGGTTAACGTAACAAGGGAAATAGAAAGCTTTTGCCTTTTCCGGGTAGGGTTATATAGGGTAAAGGGTGAAAGGATGCTGTAAGGGCTTTTAGTTAAGATCATTTGGCGTTAAAACGGGTTTTCGGTATTGTGGAGGGGCTTTGGTTGAAGATGTGCTTTATTTTTGGTGCTTGTGTTGACAAGGTGCTTGTGTTGCTGTATTTTTTATAGTAATTTTAACCTTAATCTATAAAGGAGTGTTATGGTAGCAAAGCAAAAAGAAAAAGCGTTGTTATTGGCAAGGAAAGCGTTACAGGAGCAACAAAAAGCAGGAAAGGATAAACGAGAACATAATCTTATAAGAAAATATGAGGCTGATTCAAAAAGCCGGACAAAGGCTGTCCATGCTATGTGTTTTTCATGTCAGGGCGGGGACCGGGATAATATGCCGGATCATGGATATAAACAAGAAATTAGGGATTGTAAGATTGATTGTCCTTTGAAGGCTTTTAGACCTTACAAATAAAGCCTGTGTAGTGGTGTTTTTTACAGTAAAAAAGACCGTTCACCTTTTCCCTATATAACCATAACCACAAACAATAAAAGGGCTTTAGAACAGTACTTAACGCCATTCTAAAGCCCTTCTTTTCCAACCTCACCCTTTCCTAATCCGAACCAAAAGCCTGTTTCCGAATATTCAACTCACTCTCATTCGGCATCGACCTAATTAGCCGGTTCATCATTTTTAATAAGAGGAAAAAGTTTTTGGATCGGGCAATTGATACGTTTTGGTTTAATAAGATATACATTTTCTCATAGGCTCCTTTATATTTTATTATAAGCAATAACCGTGCCAAGCCTTTGGTATCAAGCGTTTCCAAGCTTGGCACGTTTCTTGCTAAATCAAAACAAAACAAGCTGATTAAAAAATTCTACTATTACATGACCAATTGTCAGGCCAAAAATTGCCGTAACATAAACAAACATTAAATAAGTTATTCTCATATCTTAATCCTTTCAATTTTTCGATTTTTTTTAATAGGGGGTCAACCAGGTTTGCTATGCAAAAGGTGTGCCAAAGTGAAAAAGCCTAATGATTTCAAAGCCTTATCACCCTTGGCACGATTTTTGATTAACACCTGCTAACATTTCTCACTCGTCAACAGGCGATAATCATCTTGTTTTATTCAATCATTTCAATTGCCATATTAACAATTTCAGCGTTATGCTTCTCAAGCAATTTTGGTTTGATAACATCAATCTCAAGACCGAGATCAAGCATGGTCTGGATGCTTTTTACTAATGTCTCCACTTCTTTAATTACAAGCTTTTTCGTATCCCCCTGGTTTGGTCTTTGCATAACCTCCCATTTGTAAGCGTTCAAATTATCCTGCCCGTACTCATTACTCCAAGTGTCGCCTTTCTTACACGCTTTAAACTTTGCTCGACAGTCAATCAAATGACTTTTAATCCCTTTCTGCAAACAAGCATGCAGACAGCCCTGTCCGATAGCCCAGTTCTTTAAATCTTCTTCAGATTCAAACTGTTTTGATGTCGGAAACATCTCTCGAGGCAAAGTATGTCTCTGCATTTTCGGCGTTTGTCCCGGCACACTTGTCTCAGTCTCCAAACTATCAAGAATAATAAAAATTGACTGGCTTGTTTTTGTTGTTTCGTTTGACATAATTCTAATCCTTTCAATTAAATTAATTTTACTGATTTTCAAAGAACTTCTAATGGTTCTATCGCTGCCATCGTCAGACCCGGAACACGACTCCCGGATGACAACAAAGAGACATAATCCCTTTGTTGTTTCGGCTTTATTATGAAAACAAAAACTCAATAATTGCTTGATTTGTATTAAAATGATCCCGTTCATTTGGTAAACGATTAAAAGATTTTTTATCTAAATGACCGATACCTATTAAATACAAGTCAGCTCCCAACAAATCTACTCTAATAAATGTACTATCCGGATTAATAATTAAAGCGTAATTCATAATCTTTTCTCCTATTTAAAATTTTTATCTCCCTCAAACTTACTCAATCAATCTTTCAACTTTCGCCTCCATCTTACTTCACCTCATTTCATTTGTCAAGCAAAAACTTTTTTCATCCTTTATATTGTTTCATTTTTCCCAGTTTCCAGGGGAAAACTTTTTTCTTTTATCTAATGGTATCCCCTTTTCCGTGAACAATATTTTTTCAATTGACTTTCTGAAATAACCGATGCCTCGATTCTGTATGTTATATTAATCTTTTTATATACATTTACGAAATTTGAAATTAATAAGTAAAGTCTCTTTTAAGGGATAAATCCAAATATTTACAGATTTGAAAATCATTAAGTAAAGTCTCTTTTAAGAAAAAGTTATTTAATTTAAAGAAAAACAACATTTTAAAAATCTCTTTTAAGATTTCATTTTAATCAAGTTTTATTTTAATCAATTAGTGTTTGAAAATATCGGACCGGGTTTGAAATTAAAAGAGACAAAAAGAGCTTAAAAAGACAAATCAGGAAATAATAAAAACGCTTCAATTTAGCTTAATATTGTCGTCTCTGGTACGTTCTAACAAGGCATACAGGAACGTTTAGTCCGTTGTTGGTGTAGTTACCCTTACCTTATATAAAGGTTAAAATTTCCAGCAAAAACCGGCGAATTAAAAGAGCCTATAAAAGCCACAAAAAGCCTTTGACATTCCAACCTTTTTACTTTATGTTGGAAATAAACTGTTGATATTTCACCACCTTAACGATATTTCACCACCTCTACTTAATATCAACTAAACAACAAAACCATTAAAAGGCTCATATTTATCATGCTCAAAGAACTCCAAACCCGTCACCGTGAAATCGCCAGACTCTCATTTCAAGGTTTCAAGCCAAAAGAGATCAGTGAAAAAACTGGAATGGGAATCGATAGAGTTTACGCAATTCTTCGTGATCCGATGGCAAAGAGTTTTTTAGCCGGCTTGAATGATAAAGCAGATGATGCAGTTTTGGATACTCGAAAACGCCTCATTAAGCTTGAATCAAAAGCAATGGATCGTGCAGAAGATATTCTCGGAGATGATTCTAAAGCTCCTCCAGCAGCAATGGTATCACTCATTAAAGACGTCCTTGATCGAAATGGTTACAAAGCTCCAGAAAAAGTTGAAGTCAAACACGAGTTTGAAAACATGGACAATAATGAGCTTGATGAGCAGATTAAAAATCTTGAACTCATGATCAAAAATGTTAACATTGATAAGATTAGCGATAATGAGTAATGGAAACAATCACTTAACCAGCAACCAAAGGTTGCCCCTTTTTAACTTCATAAAACTAATTGATTTTTAGGATAACATATTTCTCAAATGGACCGACAAACCAAAGAACAATATCTTAATCTGTTGAAGGAAAAAACCAAGAGATTACAGTTTAATAAAATCTCTCAATATTTCCCAGAGACTGGTCCGCTCGCCAGATATAACTATCCTAAACATATGAAGTTTTTTGAACTCGGAAAATCTTTTTCTGAACGCTGTATTATGGCTGCGAATAGAATCGGAAAATCAGAAGGCATCGGAGCATATGAAACAGCACTTCATGCCACAGGCGAGTATCCAGATTGGTGGCCAGGATTTCGATTCAACAAACCAATCACCTCTTGGGCAGCAGGAACAACTTCAACAACTGCTCGTGACATCGTTCAATACAAACTAATCGGTCCTCCAGAAGCAATTGGATCAGGTTTAATTCCAAAAGATCGAATCATTAAAACAACTCCTAAAGCCGGCGGTGTGCCGAATGCGGTTGACACAATTCTTGTACAGCACAAATCAGGTGGAATCTCTAAGATCAAAATCAAAGCCTATGCAGAAGGACGCAAGTCTTTTGAAGGCACCGAGCAAGATTGGATTTGGCTTGACGAAGAATGTCCCATGGCAATTTACACCGAATGTGTAACCCGTACCATGACAACAAACGGTCTAATTGCTCTCACATTCACACCACTTGAAGGTTTAACCGAAACAGTATTGCAGTTTATGCCAAACGGAGAAATCTCAGAACGTACTGACGGTTCTAAAGCACTGGTTATGGCAACCTGGGATGATGCGCCACATTTAACAAAAGCTCAAAAAGATAAACTTTACGCAGCATTACCTCCCCACCAAAGAGAAGCCAGATCGAAAGGTATACCACAGCTCGGATCTGGCGCAATTTATCCCATTCTCGAATCCAACATAACCGTTGAAGATTTCGCTATTCCGAATCATTGGCTCCGTTGTTACGGTATGGACGTTGGCTGGAAAAAGAATGCCGCAGTTTGGGCAGCAACAGATCCAGCAAGTAATATAACTTATCTTTATTCTGAGCAATATCAAGGCCAGGTAGAACCGCTCATGTTTGCAGAAGGTGTTAAATCTCGCGGTGCTTGGATTCCAGGTGTAATTGACTCAGCAGCACACGGGAGATCTCAGATTGATGGCCAAAATCTTTTTGACATTTATGTCAGAGATTGTGGATTAGATCTTTCTAATGCTAACAAGTCTGTTGAAGCTGGACTATATAAAGTATGGCAAATGCTTTCAACCAATAAACTTAAAGTTTTCAAATCTATGGTTAACTGGTTCTCTGAGTTCAGACTTTATCGTAGAGATGAGAATGGTAAGATTGTTAAAG